CCCCCCCTTGCATTGGCCCGGAGTCTTGCGGAGGGCCAACGTCCTACGGCGCGGGGCGAACAGAAACGCGAGCCACGAGCCCCGCGCCGTTTGGCCCGCTCGCTATTCGTTCTTCTGAGGGGCAAGGCGGAAGGCATGGTGTAGTCTGGGGAAAGGTCGCCGTGCAGGAAGCCGCCGCGCGCCCCATTGCTGTGTGTGCAAGGTAGCGCGGCGGCGTGGTGTTGTTCCAGAGTAGTATGGGCGGGGTGATGGCTTTGACTCAGACCGTTTTTACTCGAAAGCCATCAAAACGAAAAAGCCCCGCGCTGTGTGTTGGTCACAGGGCGGGGCATGATGGGAAGCAACGTAAAAATGTGTGTTAATGACGCGCTATTTTTTCAGGGAAACAGTTTTATCACTTTCCAAAACACATCATCAACCAGTTTCCCCGGAGAGTCATAGTCTTGCCACGTCGTTGGAGGTTCTACCTTGGGTATATAGAGCTGGTCCAGTTCATTGACCTTATCATCGCGAACTTCAATCGAACGGCTCGTCCTTCCCCAAAGCTCAATCGTCCATGTGCCGCCGCCACCTGTGCCGCCTGCGTGAAAGGCCATGGTACCGCCTATCAACTTGACAAAGTTACGTAACTCCCGATACGCACGGAATCCAGTTGGAGTGATCATTGCTTTTATCCCTCTTATCAAGTTTGACGAGGACGTTTAGTCCTCACTTTCACGAAGATATAATGGCGGTATGAGTGTGGTTGCGCTATCCAGTAAACCCTTCACTGCAAACGATGTAGGACAGCGCTTCGTTTTCTTCACCGTGTTGGCGTTCTTGACGCAGTAGCGCTTCCATTCCGTGGATGTGATAGAGTTGTGTCAATGTTTCCAATAGCGCGCGGCCGGTCAGCTTCTCGTGGTGGATCTTGTTCAGGGCGGTGCGAATTGCCGGGCGGGCAATGGGTTGTTGGAAAACCTCGTCAAGTATGGCGATCTGTTGGCGCAGTTTTTCGTCGCTTTCAGCATACAGGATGCGCAGTTCAGTCTGGGCATAGCGTTGCGCTTTGGTCAGAGATAAAGTGTGTTGTTGCTCCGCCTGCCGGGCCTGGTTTTCATGGTCGAAGGCGCGCTTGATTTTCATGACGCTGGTGTTGTGGCCGGCAGGGATCGGCGTGGCAGGCGTATCTGGCGCGCATTTCATCGCGCTCAGAATGCGCGGGGCATCCCGTGTGATGATGTTGTCATGCTCATCTAACAGGTAGAGCTGCCGGTAGCGTCCGGCCTGGCAGAAGACGACGGTGCGCGCCCGCTCGCCCGCGCGTTCGCCGGCGTAGCCGCAGCGTATGCCATCCCGCAATTCGGTGATGCGGCGATAGAGGTCAGGATCATCTTCCCGCAACTGGCGGATAATTTCCAGCGCCTCATTCATATCCACAAACTCTTCCCCTTCCTCTTCTTCGTAGCGATACAGATCGCCGTGATCGGCATCGCCGCGTGCGTAGATGGTGTACAAAGCTTCTTCATTGAGACGCTCGTCGGGGGCAAGGATGGCGGCATCTTCGCCGATGGTATCGTGGATTTCCTGGATGCGCTGCGCCAACCGTTCTTGTAATCCCAGGTTCTTCTCAAGGGACTTCTCTGGCAAGAAGTTGTAGGCATAGATGGTATCGTGCTCGGAACCAATACGGTCAATGCGTCCAAAGCGTTGGATCAGGCGAACGGGATTCCAATGCAGATCATAGTTGATGACGTTGTCGCAATCCTGGAGGTTGAGACCTTCGGAGAGGACGTCGGTGGCGATCAGGGTGTCAATTTCGCGCAACCCGGTGAGGGGGAGTTGTGGATTCGCTTTCGGGGCGAAGCGGGCGACGATCTGCGCTTTGCTTTTATCGCGGCTGTAGATAACTTCTATCTCACCCTTGGTCCCTTCCTGCGCTGCGCTCAGGACAGGCTTCTTGAGAGGAAAGGGGTTGGAGGTGAGGTGATCGTAAAGGTATTGGGCGGTGTCGGCGTATTGGGTGAAGATGAGCACCTTGCCGCTGCTAAGCGGCGCTTTGGCGAGCATAGCACGCAAGGTTTGGAGTTTGGCGTCCTGTTCCGGCGTGATGGGTTCCACAAGAGTGAGCATTTTGCGGAGGATGCTGATGTCGTGGGCGATGTCAGCGCGCAGAGCTTCCAGGTTGAAATCGCCGGGAATGTAGCGTCCGGTGATCGCGGCCAGGGCGTCGAAGAGGGCTTGCTCCTCGTCCTGATCGGATTCGTAGAGCATTTGTTGCGCTTCTTCACCGGCAGCGATGATGCCTTTGTCCAGCGCTTGCAGGAAAAGCTCGTGAATTCGCAGTATCCGGCGCACGGTCTCACGGAAAGCGTGGACGCTGGATTCCAGGCGTTTGAAGAGCATCACGCGCAAGAGCCCGCGCAGGTTGGCGCCGGCGCGTTTGAGATCGGCGTAAGGGGCTTTGTCCTGTTTGGCGCGTTTGACATAGCGCCACAGGCCGTAACGGGCGAAGGTTAATACCTCACCCCCTGCCCCCTCTCCATCAGAATGGAGAGGGGAAGGTGAGGCCAAATATCCACGCAATTCGTCGTAGAAGCCGCCATACGCGGCTTCGATGCTGTAAGTCACCGTATCCAGTTTGCGTCTGGGGAAGAATTGTTGCCGCCCGGCGACTTTAACGTAAGCCCGGCGCTCGCCGCTCTTGTAGGGCGCGAAGCTATCGGCGTCCACGCGATGCCCGGTCTCGGCGTCGTAGCCGTACCAGCGCAGGATTTGCGTGCGCGTCCGGCGAATGAGGAGATGAGCCAACAGTTCGGGCAGGCGCTTCTGGCCATCTTCCACCGCTTTGAAGTAAGAGCGCAGATTCGGCGGATCTATGGGCAGTTCGGTCAGGTCAGTGGGATGGAACAACTTGAGTTGGTGGTAGATGTCCCACACGGATTTGTTGCGCGGGGTGGCGGTGAGAAAAACGACGCGCCGCTCTCCGGTCGCCAGGTAGCTTTGCAAGACGCGGTAGCGTTGGCTGCCGGCGTTGCGGAAGTTGTGGCTTTCGTCCACCAGGACGAAATCCCGGTGACGATAGAGCTCGTCGTACAGCATCCACTCCGGACCGTGCTGCTCATCCTCGTGCAACATCCCCAATGAGAGTACCCGTGCGTTGAGTTGGTAGACTTCGTTGTAGCGTTCCCACATTTCGACCAGCGGCGCCGGGCACAGGATGAGCGTGCGCGCGCGGTCGTGGCGCTCGAAGTGTTTGACGATGGCCGCGCCGATGTAGGATTTCCCCAGGCCAACCACATCGGCCACGAAACAACCGCCGTAACGCCGGATCATCTGCACAGCCTGGCGCACGGCGCGCTCCTGGAATTCGGTCAGGATCGCGGCGATGTCGTCCTGCCACAGGAATTCGGCAGGATCGGCGCCTTCCAGTTGGTCGCGGACCAGTTCGTAGAGGGTTTTCAGGTAGACTTGGTAGGGTGTCACTTCGGCCATAGGCCACGCCTGGCGCAATTCCTGCATCAACTGCGCATCGAAGTCTTGCGCCTCGGCCCACAGGTCTTCAAACCAACGGGTCAGTTCGGCGTGATTGGCGTCGCCGGGGACTTTAACGTTAAGCTCGGTGTTGGTTGTGACGCCGGAAAGCGTGAAATTGCTCGATCCGACAATCGCCGTACCGTTGCCGTAAGGACTGTTGGGGGGATAGTCAAAGATGTAGGCTTTGGCGTGGAGACGGCCCTGGGTGTAGACGCGCACCTTGAGTCGCCCGGACTCGATCAATGAGGCCAGGGTATTGATCAACTGCGCGGCTGCATCGGTTTGATCCATGCGGGCGGCGGTCTGACCGATGGCCTGGGCGGTGGCGCCCGCGGCGGCCGTCATCGCGACGCGCTTGGGGAAGTGGAGCGCCTCGGCGGCGTTCTGCACCTGCTCCAGGCGGCGGTAGCCCTCGGCGATCTGCTCGATGGTCTCGCGGTTGGAGGTGTTGCCGATGAGCAAGCGCAGTTCGTGGACGTTGTGCAACTGATCGGCCACGGCTTCCATGCCGGAGAGGAAAAAATAGCCTACGGCGAACTTGGCCGATTGACTGCCCGGCAAGATGCGGCGGATATGGTCGGATAGCTTTTCGGTGCGATTGTCTATGATGTCGTGGGGCAAAGGTCTCCTCCAAGAGAAAGTGAATTCGACGTGGCTATTGTGTCACACTATGTTATAATTTCAATCATCGCAACTAAAATCACTGGTGGAGGTGCAAAATGACGGTTTCACCAACAATATTGAATTTGTCGTTGCTTCCCCAACAGGCGCAACAGGAGTTGCTCGATTTTTATGAGTTTCTGGCGCAGAAATACCAGGTGACCACCGAGACTTCGGCCACACCTGCCTTCACGTCTTTCTTGCAATCGCCCATCAAAATCCCTGCCTGGATTCCCTACACGCGCGAGGAACTGCATGAGCGTTAAGCGTGTTTTTGTGGACACGAATATCCTCGTCTATGCCAAACTGCAGACTCCGGAAACGTTGGATAAACATCAACGCGCCATGCAATTTTTGGGCGGGTTGTCCGACCTGGTTATCGTAAGCACACAAGTTCTGAACGAGTTTTCGAGTGTGTTGCTCAAACACAAGATTGACGACGCCGTGGTTTGGGAAGCAGTGCGAGCGATTGCGCAAAACAGCGTGGTCACGCCGCTTACCTGGATGACCATTGAGCGCGCCTGGGAACTAAGAAAACGTTACCAGTTGGCCTACTGGGATAGTTTGATCGTAAGCTCTGCCCTGGAAGCCGAATGCGAGGCGCTTTTTTCGGAAGATTTACAGCACCGGCAAGTGATTGAGAGTACATTACATATCATCAATCCCTTTCTGCAATAAACATCACAAAATCACTCCTTTGCACGCGAAAGTCGGCCTGGTAATGCCGTGCATCCGGTATACGGATCTAGCTGCAAAGGGGTGGTTTTTGTGTCCATCCGTTCTTCTCATTGTCCCTCCACAATCTTAATCTCCTCCGCCGTCAGCCCGTAAACCTGGTAGACGAGCGCGTTCAGTTCCGCTTCCCACGCGGCGACCTGCGGCCCCTGCCCCCGCGCGTCGAGGATGCGACGGACGAGGGTTTCGATGGCCGCGCGTTGGTCGGGGGTGGGTTCAGGGACAGGGAATTGACCAACGTAGGAACTCTGCATTGCATAGGCCCCTCCTTGTAATTTGGAAACGGCATTTCCGAGAAAAAACCAGCCTACCTTCGAGTTCAAAATTGCCAACAAGTAAAGTTCAGTAGTTGGGATAAAAAAGCACTTGTTGTTCGTAAAAATTGCCTCTTCTACAAATGCAAAAGCTTGGTACGTTGCTATTTCTTGGTAAATAATCTTTGGTCGTTCAAACTGTGGAAAAATACCCATTTGAGGTTGCTGTAATTCATACCAGGTATGATTTGAACTAGTGGCACGTCTCTCTAACAACTCACGGAAAGGCTCTAAATAAGTTTCTATGGCAGGGTAATGCTCAATGTTTATTCCATGGTAAGTGAAAATGACGTACAAGTTTTCCCAGTTGACACACCATCTTTCTATATCGCGACCTCGTAACCACGGCTTAATGATCTCTGCACTGCGGGGATCATGGTCTATCAACTGGCGACGAGTTTCTGAAGAAATAACAAAAGCCTCATTAAGACCCGTTACAACTCCTCGGTAGATCTGTTGTTCTACATATTCTCTTAAAGGCTTACCGCTTTGTCGTAACTTTCGCATTAAACCAACAATTGCCGGTTTTACCAACGTCCAACCCTCAACACGCAGGCTCGCGCGGGGCTGCTGCCATGCCTGTTCTCGCACCTCCTCGTCCAGCCGCTCAACCATGCTCAGATCATCCACAACCAGGGCGCGCACTTCGTGATCATGGGGCGGTTTCTGCTTGCAAAAGACGGTGATCTGCGGGTAGGCAATCGCACCGAAGACGGGCAGGTCGCCAAAGTCAATCAAGGTGATGACGGCGGCTTGGGTATTGAGGTATTGTCGGAGTTTTTGGCCGTAGCCAGCGCGCAGCCATTTGTTGGAACTGATGAAGACGCCCGTTCCACTCGTGCGCAGCAGTTGCAAGGCGCGGGCGTAGAAGTAGACGTAGAGATCGGCGCGCCCTTCATAGACTTCAGGGAAGCGTGTTTTGAGCAGCGGTTTGAGTTCCTTGATCAACTCCATTCGCACGTAGGGTGGGTTCGCCACAATGATGTCAAAGCCTGGCGCAGCAGTTGGGGTCAACTGCATCTGGCCCGGCGCGGCGTTGAGCACATCCGCCATCCCGCCGAGCAGCGTGGCAGCGTCCGTCTGCGGAGTAAAGACCTCGGCGAAGTCCACGGCCCAGTCGAAGGCGTCCGCGCCGCTCTCGACGCTGGCCCACGCGGCGATGGACGTTTTGAGCCGGTCAATCTGCGTCTTGAGGGTTTTCTTCTCCGGGCCGTGGGCGGTCATAAACTGTCCCTTGAGCGCGAAGAATTCCTGCACGTCACGCCAGCGGAACATGTCGGCTTGCAATGGGGCAGGCGCGGGCGCGGTGAGGCTGTCGCCGGCTTCGATCTTGAATTCCAGGTTGGGCAGCGGCGGCGGGTCGTCGCCGGCGTAGTCCACGATCAGCGAGAGCCAGAGGCGCAGCCGGGCGATGTTGACGGCGAAGGGATCGAGGTCCACGCCGTAAAGGTTGTTCTGGATGATCTCCAGCTTGCGGTCGTAGGTCGAGCGCGCATCCAGGCGACGCGAGACGAAGAGCGCCTGGCGCAGTTCCAGCAACTCGTGCAGCATCCCCAGGAGGTAGGCGCCGCTGCCGCAGGCGAGGTCGCACACCTTGACCCGGCGCAGGGCGGTCAGAATCGCCTCGGGCTGTTGAATGTCGCGGGCGTCGCGCTCTTCGACGAAGGCGGCGATGGCAGCCAGGGACTCGCGCGGGCAGATGTTGTGCAGGTAGCCCTTGAGCGCCTCGCGGCACATGAAAGCGACGACAGGTTTGGGGGTGTAGTAACTGCCGGATTCGTGGCGGCCCGTCACCAGCTCCTCGAAGATTTTGCCGAGCATTTCAGGGTCAACCGCGACTTCGACATCGAGGGGGGTGCTCTCGGTGACGGTGAAGTTGTAGTGGTAGAGCAGGTCATCGAAAAGCGGCCCGAAGACGGCGTTGGGGACGACAATGTCCTCGCGCTCGTCCAACGCTTCTTTCTCGAAAAGGCCGCCGTTGAGATACGGCACGCGCCCGATCAGCGCCGCCAGCGGGCCATCCGCCTTGATGCCGGCGATATCCACACTACCGGGGTTGTTCAGCCCGGAAAAAAACAGCAATTTGAGACGATCGCGGTAAAAATTGGAATTCTCGCTTTGCTCAGAATGACGATGCGCTTCCCATAGCGCGCCCAGGTAACCATCGGCAAGAACGGAAGCGCCTGAACCGTCCGGGTTCGGCGGAATGAGCCAGCCTTTACGCTCGAGAAACACGATAAACAGCAGACGGTTGAACAACCGTTGCGTGAAGATGCGCAAATCCGCCGCGTCTTTCAGGCCGGCGATCCGGGCTTCGACGGCCTCGAAATGCTCGCGGTAGGTGGTGAAAAAGGCTTTGGTGACGGCTTCGACATCGAAGGCGTCGTCGTGCCGCTGCTGGATGGCGATCGGTGAGAGTCCAAAAAGATCAGGGCTGAGGGCCGTCAGATCGAGCATCGCGATACGCTCGGAAGCCGTGCGCAGGCGTTCGTGGGGACCGATGGCAATACGCCGCAAAACACGCCGGGCAGAGCGCGCGGCGCTTTCCTCGTCGGTGAGGGCCTTTCCGCGTTGGTATTTCACATTGACCAGGTGCCAATATTTCCCGGCAGTGTCGCTAAAGAGGAAGAGCGCGTAAGGATGGTCGGGTAGCAGTTGCGCGATCACAGCGCGCTCAGCGCCGAGCGACAGGGGAAAGTCGCGCCCGGTGTATTCCGATGAGAGCGGGATATAGATAACATCGAAGTTGCCTGAAGCGGAGGTTTGCTGCGCAAGCAGTGTGGGGGCTGCGGCAAGCAGCCCCCGTGTACTCTCAGGCCAATCGCGGGAGGAAAGGGGAACGGTTGCGTGCTCGTAGTTAAGTTCAGTCCAAAAGAGGCTCTTAGCCGCATTCAGGCCTTCGGTGGGCATTTTTTGAAGGAGATCATAGACTCGTTGCTGGTTCGTACTCGCCATAGCGTTTACCTTTCAGTCGTGCGCTGCAACTTCATTCTTCAATAGCAACGCCCCCGGCGTCGGTTTATGAACCGTTTGCGCGCGGGGGCGGAATGTGTGTTATACTACTTCCACCACGGCGCGCTTTCGCCGATGGCCATTGCCCCGGATGATCTGAACATCGCGGGGCAATTTGTTTTCTTGTGACGGTTTCAGTATAAATCCGGTTGGCGCAAAGCGCAACTATCCTTGACGAAAAAGAGTTGGGAAGTCAGTTAGTCGTTAATCAGGCAATCAAATCAACAAATTTGGGAGGCAGGCTTATGGCTTAGTGGAACAGGTTGGCTGAATACTGTTGACAATTTCTTCAGCCTCGATATTCAATGTCTCGCTGTTGCCTTTATAAATGAATACCATTATGTCACTACTATCGCCGTTGCTGCCTATTGCAAGTATGTCAATCGTTTGAAATACGTCCGCACTTCGATCTCCCATTTGATTGCTGGCTGAATCTTCCGGCAACAATATGGTTGATATCTTGATTGTAGCTTTGGTGACTTCAATGTCTCCGGTTTTAACTTTGAGCGGCTCTTGAACGACTGTCACCGAGTCTAAATGGTACAAATCGCGTATTCTGTCTATGTTGGCCTCTATCGCTTCTTCTGGCGAATTATTGGACAAAGCATTACCACAATCAGCCGTTCCATAGATTTCAATACGAGCGGAATCCTTATTCTGAGTCCCACTCTCGGCCTCCAAAGAGATAAGGCCACTTCGTTCAACGAATTCCAAATGCCAGTTCCCAGGCTTTTCCAGGCTTATATTGGATTCATGATTCTCATAGAGTTGCTTGGATGGTGTTGAGACACAGCCTGACACCATGCAAACCATTAGAATGATGATAATGTGCCGAAAACCATATTCGAGCCATGTGTTAGAAATAGACATTTTTTTTCTCCATAGCAAATAGTACTTGCGGAAAGGTGTAAACTGAGGCTACGCACGGGACTCAGTATAGGTCAGGTCCACGCAAAATCAACCCAGTTCCCCTCAATTCATTGACAATTAGAACAAGTGTGCTACCCTGCATATAGTGGTCACATCAACGAAAAATAGCATATCTAGTACTCTGTATCACTGCGCTTTCCGTTTTGTCAGGGGGGTGACGCTTGACCGAGAAGTTGCTTTGCGGGGCGACGACGCGCGCGGGGAAGCCGTGCCGGGCTGTGGCGCTGCCCGGATCGAATCCGCCGCGCTGTGCGGCTCACGGTGGGACGGAGAAGAAGCCTGGCGCGCCGGCGCGCAATCAGAACGCGCGTAAGCACGGATTCTACGCCTCTTACGAGGGGGCGGGGATCACGATTGACGACGTGCTGGGCGATCTGGCGGCCAAGCAGGCGGCGCTTTCGGATTACATTGACCAGCACCTCACGGCGGACAATGCCGACCTTTCGGCCCTCACACACCTCTTTGAACTCCACGCACAGACGGCATCACGCCTGGGACGCTTGCTGCGCGACAAGCGCGCGCTTACCGGTGAGGCTGCAGATGGCATCGCCGGGGCGATTGCGCAAGCTCTGGATGAGTTGGCTACCGAATTACAGGCGGATATCTGAGCGGTAGACGGTAGACGGTAGACAAGGGCGGAGGGAAGAGGGCAACGATGGGCGTGGGTGAAGAAAGGCTGAAGTCAGTCGTAAAGGCAATTCTGCGGCGGAAGCGAACAACGCCGCGACCACAAGGATTGCCGGCCGATTTGTATCGAAGGCTGGAAGAAGCGTTGTTGGTCTGCGGGCCGACGTGCAACCAGTCGCAGACGCGGGCGCTGTTTGTGGATGAGCGGCTGCATCCCTGGTACAGCCAGGTCCCCGAGGCGGATAACCCTGCCGACCGGACGCACTCCTTGATTGACGCGCTGTACGACCGCCAGGCGACGCAAGGGCGCAGCGCGTTGGAATTGCTCCTGTATGTGCTGCAAGAAAGGACGGACCCGGGCGACGCTTGTTACGGGCAGTTGGGCAGCCTCGTCGAGGAGCTGCGACACAATGTGGCATGAGTCAGTTGGCCGCTGCACTCCGGTATTGGCTTTCCGACATCAGCCATTTTTCGCGTCTGGTCTTGGGGCGGCCGCTGCGGCAATACCAGCTCGAACCGGCTCAGGCGATCCTGGACAGCGTGCTGCACGGGCGCGGCGAGACGTTCGCGGTGATGATGTCGCGCCAATCCGGGAAGAACGAGCTGAGCGGGCAACTCGAAGCCTACCTGGTGAACCTCTACCAACGGCGCGGCGGGCAGATCGTGAAAGCCTCCCCCACCTTCAAACCCCAGACCATCAACTCGATTTTGCGGCTCACCGACCGGCTGAACAATCCCTGGAATGCGAATCAATGGCGCCGGCGCGAGGGGTATATGGTCGAATTGCATAACGCTCGCGCCTTATTCTTCTCGGCCGAGCCGAACGCGAACGTGGTGGGGGCGACGGCCAGCTTGCTGCTGGAGGGCGACGAGGCGCAGGACATTGACCCGTTCAAGTGGAGCAAGGACTTCAAGCCGATGGGCGCCTCGACCAACGTGACCACGGTGCTGTGGGGCACGGCCTGGACCAGCAATACCTTGCTGGCGCAGACGATCGCGATGTTGCATGCAAAAACCGCGAAAGACGGCATCAAGCGGGTATTTCTGGCGGATGCAGACAAAGTGGCGCGGGAAGTGCCCAACTACGGGCTGTACGTCGCCTCCGAGGTGGCGCGGCTGGGGCGGGATCATCCCCTGATCCGCACGCAGTATTTCCTCGAAACGATTGACGCCGAAGGCAAGCTGCTTGACTCCGATATGTTGGCTTTGCTCCGCGGCGACCATGCCCGTCGGACGGAGCCGGAGCCGGGCAAGCGCTACGCCTTCCTCCTCGACGTGGCCGGCGAAGATGAGCAGGAAGGGACGGCCATCGAGCGGGCTTTGCTCGAAAACCCCAAACGCGATGCCACGGCGTTGACCATCGTCGAATATGAATTGCGCGCCGGCGCGCTCCCCATTTACCGCACAGCGACGCGCTATCTGTGGATCGGGACGCCGCACGCGGCGCTGCACGACCGGCTGCTGGCGCTCTACCAGCAGTGGCGCCCCAGCCATTTCATCGTGGATGCGACCGGCGTGGGCGCGGGCCTGGCGTCGTTTTTGCGGCGCAGTATTGACCGGAGCGAGACGATCGCGTACCAGGCCGGGCAGATCGTGATCCCGGTGGAATTCAGCGCCGCCGTGAAAAGCGACCTCGGTTGGGGACTACTTGGCATCATCGGCACGGGGCGGCTGCGGGAGTACATCAACGATCATGCCGCCGACACGCGGCAGTTCTGGTACGAAGCGGAGATGGCCGACAAAGAGATTCGCCCCGGTCCGGGAAAGTTACTCAAATGGGGCGTGTGGGAAAGCCCGGCTTACGATGGCCTGGTGGCGCGCGGCCACGACGATCTGTTGGTGGCCTTGTCGCTTTTGACCGTACTGGAAAAACACCTGCCCACCTGGAGCAACACCGAGAGCTTCAGCGTGACGACGCCCGACCCGATGGAGGCGATTGACCATGCCGCTTGGTGAGACCCTGGCGAAAGTTTTCTTCCCTAACCTGGTGCGCCGGCTCGGCGAAGCCAATGCCAAGCTCGCGAGCATCTCGGCGCGGGTGGACGACGACCCCGGATGGGGAAACCTCAACGCAGCTCCCGGCGACCGGCCCTACTCTGAGTTCTACGCCGACCTCGAAGACGCGCTGGAAGCCTGGCGCAAGAATTTCCTGGTGCGGCGCATCGTGAACCTGACCCGCTCTTACGTGGTGGGCAAGGGCATCGCATTCGGCAGTCGCGATACGGAGATTTCCACGTTCGTTACCGCCTTCTGGACGCATCCCAAGAATCAGATGGCGCGACGGTTAGGCCCGATTTGCGATCAACTGACGCGCGACGGGGAGCTGTTCCCGATTCTGTTCACTAATCACCTCGATGGCATGAGCTACGTGCGCTTCCGCACGGCGCGGCAGATCCGCGAGATCGAGACGCTGAGCAATGATTGGGAAGATGAGCGGGTGTACATCGAAACCACGCCCCTGGGGGCGGCGAAACGCTGGTACAGCGTGACCAACCCCGCTTCACAACGGCTTCTGGTCAACCATCATCTGAATCCGGTGATGCTGCATTGGGCGATCAATCGCCCATTGGATGCAACTCGCGGCGAGTCCGATCTGACGCCGGTGCTGCCCTGGGCCAGGCGTTACCAGGAATGGCTGACGGACCGGGTGAGACTGAACCGGCAGCGCACACGCCAGGCGATGATGGATGTGGAGATCAGCGACGATACCCAGGTGGAGACCAAGCGCCAGCAATTGCGCCATTCCAATCCGGTCGAGGCAGGGATTTATGTCCACGGACCGGGGGAAAAGGTGACCTACCCTTCGCTCAAGATCGAGGCCGGCCAGGCCGAGGGCGACGGCAAGGCGCTACGCCTGGCGGTGGCCACCGGCGCGAACATTGGAATGCATTATCTGGGTGAGGGTCAGGGGACGAATTACGCGACGGCCAGGGAGATGGGCGAACCCACAGCGCGCTTTTACACCGACCGGCAGCAGGAGTTGATCTGGATGTTGAGCGACCTGGTGACGCTGGCCTATCGCCGCTATTGCCTGGTGAAGGCGTTGCCGGCAACGGCTGACCTTCTCCTGCAGGCGAGTGTGGCCGAGGTGGCGCGCGAGGACAATGCGAATCTGGCTGTCGCGGCGCGGGACATCGCGACGGCGCTGGCGACGATCGCGACGCAGGGCTGGATTGACGACGAGACGGCGCTGACGCTGCTGTTGAAGTTCGCCGGCGAGGCGTATAGCCGGGAGGATGTGTTGAAGATTCTGGCGACGGCGAAGGTGGAGAGGAAAGCGGCGGAAGCGAAAGAAGCGGAAAAAGCGGGAAGAGCGGAAGAAGCGGTAGATGAGGATGGGTCGCGATGAATTATCGTTGGGCGAATGCGAATCCGAACCCGGACACGATTTGTGCGGCGTGCCTGGAGTTGATCGGGACAGTGTGGGAGGTGGATGCGGCGCCGTTGCCTCCGGTGCATCCGGGGTGTTTTTGTCTGGTCGTGCCGACGTCGGAGCCGGTGAGCCATCCGGGGGATGTGAGCGAGCTTTCAGAGGACGCGCAAAAGCATTGGTTGTATCACGTGGTGTATTTGCTGCGACAGGGCTATCCGGTGCCGGTGTTTCTTTTGCCGTTGCGGGAGGCCGCAGAAAAGTACATTCAGGATCATCTGCAGGAGGGGCTTATGCCTGAAACGAACGAGGAACGAGTCAGTCTGACCGGCAGTGTGACACCTTTACCGGGGAAACGGTACGAGGTGACGTTCATCGAGGCCGGGAGGAACAAGAACGGGTGGGTGATGCCCGTGGAGGTGTTGGGGCAACGGCTGGCGCTGTTCGAGGGCGTGCCGTGTTTGCTCAATCACGCTGACAGGTGGATCGGCCCGGACGTGGAAAAGTGGGCGGCCACGCATCAGGACGCGGTGTTGGCGGATAACGCAGTGAAGACCACGTTGCGGATCGCCGACACGCCGGCCGGGCGGGTGTTGGAGAGCATCTTCGACGCCTGGTTGGCGGACCGCGAAGCGGGGCTAAGCGTGGCGCCGGTGGGGATCAGCGCGGATTTGTCGGTGCAGTGGGCGGAGCGCAACAATCCGGACGATCCGCGCGTGTGCGCCGACATTCTGAAGGTTTGGTCGGGGGATACCGTTCTGTTCCCGGCTGCCGGGGGCAAGGTGGAACGGGTGCTCAATTCATTGGTAGGAGGAACCATGACGAAGAAGTTTGAAGAAACAGCGCCGGCGGCTGAGGCTGCCGCGCCAACAATGACCCCGGTGGAACAAGTTCCGTTGGGGAATACCCCACAGGGTAATGACACCGTCTTGGCGCAGCTTTCTGCGCAGATCGGCGCGCTGACGGCTGAGGTGCAGCAATTGCGCCAGGCGCAGACCGATGCCGTCGCCAACGCGGTGATTGACAACCCGCCGGCGGCCGGCATCCACGGGATGCGCAGCTCCCTGGATCAGGTCGAGGTCGCGTTGACCGCACTGCTTTCGGGGACGCGGCCTCCGGCCGACGTGCATCCGCTGACCGGCATCCGCGAGGCGTATGTCTTGCTCTCCGGCGACTACGAGATGACGGGGATGTTCCACGCCGACCGGGTAACGCTGGCGGCCGTCTCGGCGGCCACGATGCCCAACCTGGTGGCGAACGTGCTCAACAAGGTGGTGGTCAACCGCTTCAACACCTATCCGCGCTGGTGGGAATCGGCGGTCACCGAGCAGGATTTCGGCAGTTTGCAGCAGATCCGCTGGATCACGTTGGGCGGGGTCGGGGAGCTCCCCACCGTCCCAGCAGGACAGGCCTACGCCGAACTGACCTGGGGCGATCTGGCGCAGCGGGCGGACTTCGTGAAGAAGGGCGGCTACCTGGGGATCACGCTGGAAGCGATTGACAAGGACGACACTCAACAAGTCGTTGCCGCTCCCGGCGCCCTGGCGCAGGCGGCCTGGCTGACGCTGGGCAAGGCCATCGCCGGGATCGCGACCGCCAACAGCGGCGTGGGGCCGAACATCTACTACGATGCCTCGAATCAACGCGCGCTCTTCCACGCTCTCAACGGCAACCTGGGGACCAGCGCTCTGAGCCTGGCGAGCTGGCGTAGCACCAAGATCGCCATGATGAAGTTGGGCGAGACGAATTCCGGGGAGCGATTGGGTGCGGTGTTGCGGCCACGATTGTTGTGGGTGCCGATTGACCTGGAAGACCTGGGCCTGGAGACGCTGGCCTCGGAGGGCAAGCCGGGGACCGACTACAACGACGTGAATGTGGATGCGGAGGGCGAGACGCGCGAGACGCGGCTGCGCAATGCGCGCAACCGGCTGGTGGTGTGCCCGTTCTGGACGAACACGGCCAACTGGATGGCGCAGGCCGACCCGGCGTTGTATCCGAGCATCGGGATCGGGTATCGCTACGGGCGCACGCCGGAGATATTCTCGGTGGCCAGCCCCACGGCCGGGCTGATGTTCACCAACGACGTGCTGCCGGTGAAGGTGCGCTTCTTCTTCGCAACAGGGCCAATGGACTACCGGGGGCTCTTTAAGCACAACGTGTAAGAAAGATTTTCACCACAGAGCACACAGAGGACACAGAGAGTTTTTTAGTTAGGAAAGAGAGAGACAGGAGGAAAGTTGTGGATCAGATTGCGATGACGTTTACGATTCCGGGGACGCTGGCGGCGAATCATACGTTCACGTTCAAGGCGCAGCGACCGCTGCAGATTTTGGGGGTGAGCGCGGTGAATACGACGGCGAACGCCGGCACGATTGCGGTGGGAACTGCGGCAGACGCTGACGGGTTCCTGGCGGCGAAGGGGTTTGGGGTGAGCGGCGCGCCGGCGGAGTACGAGAAGAAGCAGTTCGACGGGGCGCTCTTAGCGAATCCCGGCAACGAGTATCCCGCCGTTGAGGATGGAGATGTGGTCAGTGTCACGATCACCGATCACGCCAGCCACATGGCGAATGTGTGCGTGGTCTTGTTCTGCGCGGCCTGACGATGGACACGTTGCCGCGCAACTTTGACCTGGCCCTGGCCGAGTTGGGCTTGAGCGGGCCGGTTTACCGCGTAGAAGAGGCAGGGGATGGCGGGCTGACGCTGCATCTCCCTGCCGGTACGTTTGAGTGGCGGCCAGGGGGAAAGGAAGAAGGCAGAGGGAAGAAGGCGGAAGGCGGAAAGAAGAAGAGAGTCCCTCAGCCGGAGGAGGATGACTTCACGGCGATTCCGTATGTGGGGCCGGAGATCGCGCGGGCGCTGCACGCGGCGGGCTTTGCGACGTGCGCGGACCTGGTGAAGGCGACGGATGAAGCGCTACTGAACGTGGCGAGCGTCAGCGAGTTCACGTTGGGGAAGATTCGGAAGTACCTGCGGGAGCATTACATTGCGGAGGGTTGAAAGTCGCAAGTTGGCAAGTTGAAAGTTGCGGAAGGTTAAATTTGAGTACGCGCGTACTCAAGAAAGGGGAGTGAAACCATGCGTTTGAGTTTGAAGCCGGAAGACATTGCGCGGTTAAAAACCGCTTTGATTGGGTTGATTTTGGTGTGTCTTTCCATCGCGGGGAGTGTGGCGATGGATTTTGTGTCGGGGATCGGGGAGCAGGGGATTAGCCCGCTGCCTACCCCGGAGTTGTTCAACGCAGAGGCGCTGAGGCGCGGAGACGCAGAGGGGGAGCCGGGAATGATCGAAAGGGTAGAGATCGAGGCAATTTGCACGGGGGCCGATGGGAGTGCGGGGGCGACGGCGTTCAGCGCGCCGGTGGCCGGCGAGGTGCTGGCGGTGAACGTGAGTTACGTTGGCGACGATCCGGCCACGACTGACGTGACGCTGATGGACGAAAGCGATCCGGCCGGCGAGGCGATTGTGAACCGGGCGAATGTGGCCGCCGATGCCAAGTTGTATCCCCGGCGCGCGCTCAATGACAACGTGGGCGGCGCCTTGACGGTTTACGGGGAATACGTGGTGCACGGACGGCTGAAGCTGGTGGCGGCGCAGGCGAACGCCGGCGACAAGATCAAAGCGGTGGTATGGCTGCGACGCTAACCGATCTGCGTGACCGCGTGGAGCAGGTGTTGGAAGACGCCGGTAACACGCATTGGACTACCGGCGCGCTCGATGAGGCGATCCGGCTGGCGCTGGACGAGTTTTCGCAGGTGCAGCCGCACCGCGCGGTGGGGGCGGTGACGCTGGCGAGCGCCGGGCGCGAGGTCAGTCTGGCGGCGCTGCCCCCGCTTTTACACGTAGAGCGGGTGTGGTGGGAATATGTGGCGACGGATTACCCTCCGGCCTGGCGCAAGTTCGAGGAGTGGCCCGGCAAAGTCTTGTGGATTGACGATGGCCTCGATCCTCAGGCCGGCGACGTGGTGCGGGTCTTCTACACGGCGCGGCACACGTTGAATGGGTTGGACGCGGCGACGGAAACGACATTGCCCGACGACCAGGCGAGTCTGATTGTGGTCGGAGCCACAGGCCACGCGGCGCGCAGCCGGGCTTTGAGCGTGGCGGACCGGGTGAACGTGGACGGCTGGACTTCGCAGCGCATGAACGAGTGGGGCGAACAGCAATTGCGTGACTTTCGGAACGGCCTGGCGCGGCTTTCGCGCCAGGCGGCGGCGCGCGCTTCCGGCATCGCCGGCGCGCCGCTGCTCGATCGCTGGGAGGATGGAGGCTGGTAAGCCAATGGCCGTCAAAGTCTGTGAATTTGTCCAAACGACCTTCAAGAACGCCGGCGTGACGCATTACGACCACGACGGCGACTACTACTCCTCCGAAAATCTCTACCTCGATCAGACCAAGACGCGCCTACGTCTGGCTCCTGCCTGGTCCGACCAGATTCTACTGCCGCAGGACTGGCTCTACAAGCACGCGGCGGTCTTCATAAGCACGGGATACTTTGGCGTTTACGCCTTCATCGGGCAGAACTACAACACCAACAGCGTGCAGGTTTTCTACATCACCAGCTTGCTCGAAGATGACTTTTATGTGAAGACCACCAACGTGACCGGGAACGTGGCCGGGAAGGCGAAACGCAATGCGGTTTACTACAACGGCAGAATCTACCTGATCAGCACCAGCGGCGTGTGGGCCGGGGCGCACACGGCCACAACCTACAGCCAGCTCTACGCCGGCAACGACGCCAGGATTTTAGCGGTGGTTGAGAACGAGGTCTATCTGCTCCGCGCCAACGGCGCGGTGATGCGGCTGAATGCGGCTGAAACAGCTTTCGAAGCCTACTACACGCCGGCGCATCCGCTCGATCCGCAATTCCTGACCCACTTTCGCGGCTACATCCTCTATGCCGCCAGCCGTCCTGACGGCAGCCTCGACATCTACCGCTTGAATTCGGCGGGCATCTCCGAGATCGCCAGCGTGGCGGGATCGGGGCGTTACCTGGCGTATGGCTCGTTGTTCGCGGTGCACGACGACAACTTCTACTTTTCGCCGGGCATCCAGCGCGCCAGCGAGCTGGTCTGGGGCGGCAGCAACGCCGACTCGCTGATGCTCTATGAGTTCAACGGGAGCCAGATCGAGCTGATCGCCGAGACCCCCAGCGTCAGCTTGGCGCAGGAATACCAAAACTTCGGCATCCTCAACTGGCGCGCCCATCTGCTCTACTACGACCTGCGCAGCCAGTATTCCTACAATCCGGCGCCCCAATACGTGGACATGTTGCGGCCCAACAAAACCTTCAGCACTTTTATGCCGCTCACGATGGTCGCTCACGCGGGCACGCTGCACGTCCCGGTGCTGCACAATCTGGGCGGCGAACTGCTGCTCATCGGCAGCGGCACTTACACGGACGAGAACCCGCTATGAGCACCCAACTCGGCTTACACCACACCAGCACCTACAAGCGCGCCGCGACGGCCGCGCTGACGACCGCCTGGCTTTCGATGGACTCGGTGCACCGGCTGAAGATGCTGCACGCCATTGGCATCTTTCTGGACACCCACGACGCCAACATCAGCGTGAAGATCGAGTATCGGGTGCAGGGGCAGACGAATTGGACGACCGTCCTGGCGGCGGGAACCGGCCAGCGCATCATCGTGCAGGATCTCGCGATTGAATTCTACCAACTGCAACTGCGCTACACCCTGACCAATGCCGGCAACGC